TGAAAAATAATAATATTATTGGAATTAGTTCTGAAAGTTTAAATATTTTCCAAGATTTATTAAAATCATATAAGATAGCAAATACTGATAAATTTTTTGAAAATGTTGATTTATCATTTGATGTCGAAAGAATTTCATTTAATTTTCTAGGATGTTGGAACAGTTATAAACATAATGTACTAAAGGGAAAATTTACTGAATTAAAATTTCAGAATGATAATGCGATTCATGATACTAAAGAAATAAATAGTTTTTTAGATTCAAGATCTCTACCATTAATATCAGATATGATGACAAGTATGAAAAACATATTTTTACCAACTTTTTCAATAGTAGCAGGTGATAATTATTATCAGAAAAATAGTTATATATCTAAAAAATCATATGCTTCATTGCAGAAAAATATTAACGAAGGATTTTCAATATTAGAGAAAAATAAAATGCCTTATTTTTTTACAATCGGACAACATGATATAGAAAATCCCAAGGTCTTAAAATATGAATTTGAAAAAAGTTATTCCAATATATCTAAAATTAATAATTCCAATGAATATAAATTTGGAAATTGGATAATGCCATCAAGATATTATTCTTTATATGTGAAAACAGACGATATGAAACTCGAATCATTATTTATATTTCTTGACACAAATTTATTTAATTCAACAAATGACTTAAAAGTTTATAAAAACAAAATGATGGATTGGTTTGAAAAAATTTTACAAAAACATACATCATATACAATTTCTAATTATGTTCCAAATCTACCCATTTTCGTAATTGGACATCATCCATATCATGCAGTTGGAGATAAAGAAAACACGCGATATATATACAATGATAAGCTTGATGATATGTATAATTTGATAATTAAATATGGTGTAAAATTTTATTTATGTGCAGATGCACATAATTTCCAATATATTTATGATGATAAGAATGATATACATCATATTATTAGTGGTGGTGCTGCAGCAGGTGAAGAAACATATACTTATAAATATAATCATATACCTTATAGTACAAGTGGAGTTTCTATTGATAATTATGAAAATTTTAAAGTAAAGATGTTAATAAATGCACCACATTATGTTAGTTTTTTGGTTAATGATCAAGGAATTTATTTTAATACTATAAGTTTAGTTTCCAACAATGAACATTCTTTAGAACATTTAGTTGTCAAATGTACAGATGTTGATTTATCGAAGCTTAATAAATATTATGGCATTTGTTATACAAAATACATACCAAAATATATGGATCTAATATTTATTTCAGATTGTTTATCTTACATGAATAAGAAAAAAAAAGTTCCGACTAATTCCCAAAGTGCAGGTAAAAGATATATTTATAAATTAAAATATATTTAATCTAAATAGAAAATCATTATTAATTATTTGGTAAAATCATATATATAAAAATAAATAAAATTATTATTCATGCTTATACATAAAAAGAGAATAATGTTTTTTAGAACAATTTTTTCTACTAAACAAAAATAAAGTTGTTGCATTTGATAAAATATTATTAATAATTTTTTCATCGTTTATAAAATTATATTTATTCTTACCAACAACAATAAATTTCTTCTTAAAATTAGTTTTTAATAAATATTCACCTAATATGTTATTTTCACAATCAGAATAATAATAATAATAATAATTAGTATCATATGCTTCTTTTTCATTACCTAATTCGACAAAATCGTCTGAGGATAATTCAGTACTACAGTTACCCATGTCTACTTTAATAATAAATGTTTATATTATAAAATTATTTTTTTTCAATTTTTTTAACAAGGTTCATAAGCAACTAATTCGGTATTATTAGTTGTATATAATAACCCGTCATAAAAACACAAACCATAAAATTGATTATCATGAGTACCTTCAATTACGTATTCTAATTCATAATTACCATTAAAAATATATATATTTTGACCCAGATTTAAAAAAATGTATTTTTCAGTCATAAGTATTTTAGAATATTTAGATGAATTTTCTAATTTAGTTAATTTATTCTTTAAATTTAATTTATGTACAAATTGTAAAGTAATTGTTTCTATATCATATTCATAAATTTTTAAACTTTCAATGTGTAAAATGAATATATTATTTTTGTAAATAGTATAAGGTTCATTTTCATTTAAACTTTTTATTATAATGTCATGACTTTCTCCATCTAAATCATAAATGAATAAGTAACCATGAACATCACCATAAATTATTTTATTATCTGAAAAAAACATATTACAAATTTCACCATTAGCAACAATTTTATTATTTTTTTGGTTAAAATATTTATCATAAATATATATGTTATTCTTAGAATTAATATAGAAATCATCATCAGATTTTGTAATTGCTGAAGATAATTCCAGACTAATATTAGATTTTAATAATTTGTCTTTTTTAGTATCATAAATAATTAAATTTCTCTTTTTGTTGTAGTAATAATCATATTGTGGCATAAATAACATATTATTAAATGAAAAAATATTATGAATAATATTATCTTTTTTATTATGTATGATTCTTTTTTTAAATAATTCAAATTGTTCATATGTTCTATAGGATGTTATTATACCAACGAGATCGGGGATTAAAATATTGTCCAGAACTAGAGCCAACATGTTTTATTGAATAATATTATCAATTATAAAATAAGTTTAATAAATTTCAATTTTTTTTTTTGATAATATTTAAATAAAAAATTCGTAAGTAATATTATCAATGAATGATTTAAAAAAAAATATCAAAAGACCAGAAATCGTAATTTTGGATCAAAATAAAAATATCGAGACAATTTATCATATTGCCGATATACATATTAGAAAAAATTCGAGACATCAAGAATATCAAGAAGTATTTGACAAATTATGTTTACAAATATTAAAAAATGGTAATTTGGAAAATTCACTAATTGTAATTTGTGGTGATATTGTTCATTCAAAAACCGAAATAACACCAGAATTAATTAATATTGTTAAAGATTTTTTTATAAAATTAAGTAATTTAACTGATTTAATTGTTATTTTAGGTAATCACGATATTAATTGCTCAAATATGAATAGACTTGATGCAATAAGTCCAATAATTAAAAATAATTTTTTAACAAAGAATAAAATTCATTTATTATTAAAAAGTGGTGTTTACGAATATGGTAATATATTATTTGGACATACAAGTTTACATGATACAAATGTTACTGATATTAACAACTACTCAAAAATAAGATTGGAAAATAAAATTAAAATAGGTTTGTATCATGGAACTCTCATGAAATCATTAACAGACAGTAATTTTAGATTTACAAATAATAAAAATTTTGATGTAGATGATTTTGATAATTATGATATTGTAATGTTGGGTGATATTCACAAATGGCAATTTTTAGATAACAGTAACTTAATCGCATATGCTGGTTCTTTAATACAACAGAATTACGGAGAAACCTTATCGGATCATGGTATGATTCAATGGTATCTAGCAGAGAAAAGTGGAACATTTGTTCCAATACAAAATGATTATGGATTTGTTACATTAAATGTAACCAAGGATGGACTTATTGATTACGACGAGAATAAATTTCCAAAATATACAAGACTAAAAATAATTTATAAGGATATTTATGAATCAGAAATTGATGAAATTATTAAAAAATTAAAATTATCACATAATATTATTGAACTAAAATATGTTAAAAACATATGGGATGAAAATAACATTAATACAAATACATCAATTAGTACTCTAATAAATAACAAATTTGATAATAATAATTTAAACATCATAAATAGAGATATGATAAAAAAAATAATTAATGAATATCTTAAAAAAATAAACGAAACTTATGATATAAATTTAGAAACTATAATAGATGACTGTCTTGATAAGATAAATTTTAATTATGAATCTCAAACTAAAAACATCAAACTTATATCACTAAGTTTCGGAAATATGTTTAGTTATAACTATGGAGAAATTGATTTTACTAAATTAAATAAAATAGTTGGTTTAGATGGCCCAAATCATTCTGGTAAATCAGCGTTAATAGATATCTTATTATATAGTATATATGGAAAATGTTCAAGAGGTACTAGGTTAGATATTTTAAATAAATATAATAAAACAATGTTTTCAAGAGTGGAATTGGAAGTTAATGGAAAAAACTACAAAATAGAAAGAGAATCAAAGACAACAGAAAAGTTAAAATTATACGAAAATAATATTTTAATAAATGAAGATACAAAAATAAAAACTGAAATAAAAATAGAAAAAATAATTTGTGAATATGATGACTTAATTCAAAAAAATATAATATTACAAAAAGAAGCAATTAATTTCATTAATTTAGGGAGTAAGGAAAAAAGAACATTATTACAAAAAATAATAAGATTAGATATTTTTGAATTACTATTAAAAGAAGTACAAACTAGATCAAGAAGTACCAAAAGTTATTTGGAAAAAACAAAAAAAGATAGTAAATTTTTATCGAATAAAGAATATAATGACAAAATTAATAATACGAAACAATTAATAATAAAACAATCGGATCAATATGAAAAAATATTGGATAATTATAATAAAAATAATAAAAATTTGATAGAATATGAATATCAACTAAAAGAAAACTATAATAACTTGAACAATTATAACAAAAACGTTGCTTTTGATAAAATTGATTATCATATTAGTAATTATAATAATGACATTGATAATTTTGAAAGAAATATTCAAACTATAAAAAATGAATTAACAACACTATCTAATAAAAGGAAAACGATAATTTCAAAGATAGAGAATAAGAAACAAAAATTAAAAATAAATTATGATGAAATCAATGATAAATATCATGATATAAATAACGAAAAAATAATTTTTGATACGAATAAAGAAAATAAGATTAATCTAATCCATACGAATATTCAAAATTTATACTCTAAAAAAAAAACAATTTCAAAAGATATTGTTGAATTACTAAATAATAAAAATGCAATCATTAAAGAACTAGAAATCACAAATGAGAAAATTAATAGTATGTTAATTGGTGATCAAAATCTTGATGACAAATATATCGAATATAAAAATAAAAAGAATAATTTACTCAATAAAATTAAAATATCAGAAATATCTATTGATAAACTCGAAGAAAACATAAAAAATCTCAAAAATGAAGAAATGCTTTTAATTAATATCATTAATAAAAACGAAACACAGCTCAAAAAATTATATGAAGAAAAAAATAATTTTAATAATATTGATGATATTGAGAAAAATATTAAATTATTAAATAGTAACAAATTAGAAAAGACCAAATCGTTAGAAATTGAATATAAAAATATTCAAATTCAAGAAATTGAAATTGAAGAATGCGAAAGAATAATTGAGGAAAACAATACACAAATTACAAAACTAACTGAAAAAATTAATAGTTTAATTATTGATCCAAATATTGAAGAGAAATACAAAATAATTTTAGAAATTAAAAAATATAATGACAAACTAGTAAAATTAAATAATCATCAATATAACATAAATTGTGAAGCATGTATGAATAATGAAATAACAAAAGAAAAAATATATTTACAAACAAATATTGAGGATTTACTAAAAGTCCTAAAATCACTAAATGTGAATGAAACCAATACAGAAAAATTATACAATAACATAACTCAATATTACAAAATAAATATTAAAAATAAAAATAAATTAGATGAATTGAATATGAGAATAGAAGAATTAGAAAAGAAAAATATAAATTTTAATTTATCATTAAAATATCAAGAAAAAAGAAATGAAATCATTGAATTGGAAAATATGGAAAATGAATTAAATAATAATTATAAAAAATACAAAACAATAATTAATAATATTAAAAAAATCGAATCAGATAATCTTATTAAAAATAAAGATTATGAAATAATCAAAATTAAATGGGAAACTAAACAAAATGAATATAATGTATTAATTTCAAATAAAAAAATAGAAACAGAAATTACAGAAATTGATATATTTCTAGATTTATATGAATTATTAAAAGAATTAAATAATCAAAAGGAGATAATTGAAAAATCTGAAAATATAGAAAAATCAAACGAGTTTATTGATTCAGAAATTATGATTCTAAAAAGTGAACTCAAGGAAATACAATCAACAAGATTTGAATCATACGAAAAGTACATTTCAATTATGAACGAAAATTCTATACTAGAAAATGAAATTAATAATTTAAGTTCTATAAAAATAAAAACTGAAGAAGAAATTAATAATAAAAATAATTACTACAAAAAATTAGTTAATGAAATTAAAATTCGTGAGTCTCTAATTGATAAATTGAATGATATTTTGATCTTACAAGATAAAATTAATAATATTAGGAACATTTTAAACAACGATATAATTATATCAATGGACACAACATTAAATGATTTAAATACAAATAAGAATTTATTGATAAGATTAGAGACAGAATATTCAAATTATCAAGATAATATGCAAAATATAACAAAATTAGAAAATGAAAAAAATATATTGGACAAATTAATTAAAATTTTGGATAATAATGGTATAGTTGATAATTTATTATCAGTAAGTATTCTACCCGAATTAACCTCTAAAATTAATTTCATATTGAATGGTATTTCAGATTATAAAATAACAATTAAATATATCAATAAAACCATAAAAATTTATAAAGTAGTTGATAACACAGATTACTTAACAGATGTAATGATGTTATCAGGCTATGAAAAAGATATTTTGAATATAGTAATGAGATTAGCTATGATAAAAATAAGTAATGACATAAAATCCGATTTTATTATAATTGATGAGGCATTTACCTATTGTGATGAAAATAACAAAAAAAAATTAAAAAATTTGTTTAATTTCTTGAGAAAAAATTATAAATGGACTTTATTGATAACACATGATAAAAAAATCAAGGAAGAATATGATATGAATATTAATATAAAACAAGATTCCTTATATAGTTATATGAATTATAATTATCAGGCAAATGTATAATAAATTAAAATAAA